TTCATGACACCAGCAAATGTTGTCTGTGTGTCATCGACGTTAAGGTTGTTGTTGAGAGCAGGCGTGTAATCAAGCACACCAGCCATCTGAAGGGCAGAAGCAACATCAGCCGACACAATCAGCATGTTACCTTTACCACGACGGGTTCTCTGACCAATCGCATTCGCATCTCTTTCGATAGCAAACATCAGACCTTTGAACTTCTCAACCGACCAACGACCATTGGAGTCTGTGTCCAAGTCGAAGATACCGGCTGTCGTTGTGTTAACCGAAGCACCCTTTTCAGCAGTCTTGTAAATCGAGCGAACAACCTCACGGTTGATTTCAGCAAGAATTTCTGTCGAAAGAATGTTAGCAAGTTCTGTTTCGGCATCCAAACCGTGGATCGCCTTGAGGTCTTGAGCAAGTTCCATCGAATACTCAGCTTTCAGAGCACGGGAAACCGCCGTAACCGTTGACTTGTCAATGCTGAATGACATCTCAGCAAAAGCGTTTGTAGCACTATCACCAAGCGCTTCAGCTTCAGCAGTTGTCATACCAGTTGCGAATGTGTAAGTTCCAGCAGTAGGACTGTCGTTAAGAACGGCAGGGTTGCTTTCACTCGCACCAATGTCTCCACCACCGATTGTACCAGCAGCGTTCTGGTTCGAGAAGTCACCAGAGAAGCCGTTTGCGGCTGCACCAGTTGTCTCATCGACCAGTGCTTCTTCACCGTCCATCGACAGGTGACGAGCACGCATCGCAAAGATAAGACCTGTAGGACCAGTCATTGGCTGGACACCACAAATGTCATATGCGATTAAGTTAGGCATTGCACGGCGAACGAGTGAGATCAAAATTGGGTCCCAGTTCGATACACCAGATGTATTACCTGTTGGAACACTTTCCGAAAGGAAAGCAGCGTCTTCTTTAAGAGCAGCTTCTTGGTTCTCAAGAATAACAGTGGTAACAGCCCGCTTATACGAATCTTCAATCTCTGGAAGATCAGGATGTTTTAGGACCGGCGACCACTTTTCTTGTAGATGTTCTGTTTGAAACATTTGTTTCTCCTTTATTTATTATTACATCTATTTATTATGTTTATAATTTAAACAGCGCCTTTGATACGTTTTTCTGTACGACCAATAGCAGACATATACGCCTTCATTGCGTCAGTCGTATCAATGTCCTGTTCGGCGCTACCATAGTTATCATCATCATTATCATAAGTCTCACTGGAGCTCACTTTCGGGAAATAACTTTCCTTCAGAGTGCCCAACTTCTCACGGAATGTGTCTTGATCACTAAAATCAATCTCTTCTGTGAGTGACTTAAACTTCTCAAACTGTGTATCGGACAAATCAGAGGCAGCCTCTGAAATGACCTGTTCCCGAACTAATTCAGAGTTTGCAGTTTTCATCTCAATATTTTGTTCCATGATACTATTCAACTGCTCTTCCAGTTCAGCAATTTTCTCAGATTGTGCTTCAAGAACATCATACTTTTCGTCTGGAACGTCAATGTAATGATCTTCAAACAACTGTTTCAAACCAGAAATAAAGTCTTCAGCAATCTCACCTTTAAGTCCACGCTCAATTGCCAACTCGTTTTCTTTCATCCATTCCTCTACAACGTAATCGAGGTATTGATCTACTTTCTCAGATAGAGTATCTTTATACCCATCAATTTCTACTGCCATAGCAACTTGTTGCTCTTCAGTAATTCTCTCTAACTCTGTGCGGGTCTTAGACTTGACCGCAGCTTCAAAGATTGTTGCGGCTTTATTCTTGAAGTCTTCAGAAAGGTCTTCCCCATCAACGAGAGCATCGACATCAGAAGAAACATCAATATTCTTGATGTAATCTTCAACTTGCTCTTCCATATCTTTTTTCTCAGGAGGCAAATGACCACCCATATTCACCATGCTGTAAGTTGCCATGAGTTCTTTCTTGTTCATGGTTTCCATCTTTTTATCTACCATGGCCATGAGGTCTTCTTTGGACTTGTCTTTCATGTCCATGTCCTCTTCGTTATGAGCTTCAGATTTGACAATCTTCATGTCCTTTGCCATGACCTTTTCTTCAAGACCATGTTTGAACTGAACATCATACCACTCAACATTCCCATCATCGTCAGGGATAGCATGTGATTTCAGAACTGGTTTACCTTTACCAAACTCTGGATGCTCAACAACTGTCGCACAGTCGTGGTCCTTAGAATGACAAAGTTGACGAATTTCTTCATCTGAGTAACCTTCTTTAACTTTTTTGAGTTTTTTCATGGGGTCTGGTTTCCCTTCGTCTTTTTGTTGTGCGTCACCAGACACTTCTTTTGCTTTATCCGCCGCAACATCTGTTGGGGAGTCTGGATCATCTGGTTCTACAACAGGATCACCACCATCCTGCATTTCGTCAGATTGAGGTGGTCCTACTTTTTTAACTTTCTTCATTGGTTCTGCACCAGCAGACCCCTTAGTGGGAGCATCATGAGCAGCTTCTTCAAGTTCTGCAAGAACCTCCGCTTCGAGCTCTTCAATTGTTTGGTCTAATTCAGACATAGGAAGTCTCCTTTTTTTATTAAATATATTTATAAATTATAATTTCTTGAGGAACTTAGCAAAAGCTAAAGCAGCTTCATTCGCTTGTCTTCGACGCTTCTTAACATCAAAACTTCTTTTTACCTCCGCAACATGGGCTTCAATCAAGGAACCGTGGTTCCAAACCCACTCTTTACCTTCCATAATACCCTGCACAAAAGCACTAGGTGCAGAAGGGTCAGCAACGATATCCGCTGCTGCCGCAAGGTAAAAATCATTTCTCACATACTTGGCACCGTCCCTCTCGTCCAAGCTTCCCATACCTCTAGACGACACTCCCAATTTAGCTCCCTCGTCCATCAAAGTCTTGACGATTTCGCCCATCGGAGTGCCTAAGATTCGAGCTTCACCCATAATATTTTTGCCCTCTGGATATAATTCAGTGACAAGGTGTGAAACTCTCTCCAAATTTACGGTTGGGCCTTCTGGATGACCCAACTCTCCATACGCTCTGTTTTCACTGACAAATTTTCTATTGTAGTTTTTAACTTCTTTTGTCAGGACTTCCATAGGATACACTCGACCATTACGGTTTTTAATATCCCCTTGCATGAAGATACCACGAATTTTGTAGTTCTTGTTACCATCTTTTTCTTCACAGATATACTCTACATTCTCAATGGCTTCTGCTATAAGTTTCATGATTACACTCCCGTATGTCCTAGCGTAACTTCCTCGACATAAACAGCACCATCACTACTAGCAGTTTCGTTAATCACTGAAATACGATAACCAGTTGGATCATGATCAAAAACCAAATATGAACCATCATCGTATTCAGCACCCACTGTTCCCTCTTCTAACAAAATCTGACTGCCAGCATCAGATGAACTAGAGTCTGTGCCATTTAAAGTAACTGGTGACTCAACAGCAGAGCGAGGTCTTACTGAAGGAACTACAGTTGTTGTGGTATTTGCTTTTAAGTAAAATCCGTTTGAACTAGTCACTGTGGAGTAGTCATCTGAAATAAGAAAGAAAACATCATTCCCGCCAAACTCTGTGACTCTAAAGGATGTTGCCAAACTTAATTTGCCAATATCTGTATCGTGAGCAGCGTCATCACCAAGGGTCGCAGCTGAAATTGTACCAGCATTTCTTAAAGTTTTAAATGACATGTTCTACTCCTATATGGTTAACATTTCTCTTTCAAAATACTTCATGAGCTCTTTTTCGGGAACTCTGAATTTTTTTGACACTTCTTTTATAGTTTTTTCAAAAGTATTTAGGAAATCTGAAGGTTTAGCATCCATAGTTTTGAAGATAGAATCGACTGCATTTCTCATTTTTGGAGACAATTTCTTGTATTCCGTTGATTTTTTGTGTTCATCTTTCTCAAAAACCGTGTTTTGATAAAGCTCCTCAATCCTCTTCATTTTTTGCCTCTTGGTTTACAAAAGTGCTTGCTAACTCTTGACGTTTGACCTCTAACGCTTTACCGACCTTATCAACCATAGCATTACCAAAGTGTGCTTCGGCTTCTAAGTTTGCGCCTGACGCAATACTATCAATTATTTCTCTAGACATTTATTTCTCCTAATCATCTTCTACTTCTTGACCGTCATATTTGGCAACATCGTCTGGAGGTATAGGACTGCCATCTTGTGATGGGTATCGTGTAATACCATCTGTGCTTTGTGGGATATCAACACCACCTTCATCTGGGTCAAGACCAGCTTCTTTGTTAATCTGTCTTTGCATCTCATCAATTTCGTTGTCTGTCATACGCAACACTTTTTTCATCACATATTCTTTACTGAAGAACGTGCCGATGTATGCCTCAATAGTTCCCAAGTTGTTCATTCTCTCATTCAGAAGTTCAGAGTCTTTCAATTCTGCGAAGTGACCGTCTGCTAGGAAGTCATACTGAATATGTTCTTGCATCAACTTCCAATCGTCCAATGATATAACATTTTTCAACAACAACTGTGTTTTTAGTATGTCAGTGAACAGCGGTGTAAACTTCTTTCGTATTCTCTGAACAAACTTGGTAAACTTTAACTCGTCTCTTGTAATCTCCGTGGCTCTACCCAAACTAAAGTTTGACTCTGCCTCTAGTCTTGAGATAGGGACATTCAATGACCTAAACAATTTTCTCTGAAAATAAACAATATCATCAATCTCACCTAGATTTTGACCGCCCGGCAATGTTGTAATCTCTGTTCCTCTACCACCTTCTCTTCGTGGGAGCCAGAAGTCTTCCAACATACTCATATGATTTCTGTCATCTCGTATTTCACCAGTTGATGCGTCATACACCAACTTGTTACGATAACGGTTCATCACATCTTTGAGATATTGTTCTGCTTTTATCTTTGGTAGATTACCGACATCAATGTAAAAAATTCTGCGTTCTGGGGCCCTTGATATACGATATATTACCAGAGAGTCTTCAATCATTCTCAACTGATTGACAGGTTTGATTGCTTTGTGTAAATAAGACAAAACCCTCCCAGAGTTACCATCAATCAAACCAGAGGGAACATAAGTTATTGAGTCAGCTGATATTTTGATGCCTTGATTTGGTCCGTGCATCGCACCACCAGCAACCTCAATACCTTTATCATTGTACATGTAAAATTCATCAACTTTTGTAATTTTTTCTACACTAGTATTTGGGTCTAATTTTTTTTCAACCTGTCTAACTTTTTTAATTTTAGTCGGGTCAATATATCGGATTTCTACTATCCCATTTTTAGGAGCTTTAGTGTTAATTAACTTATGAAAATAAATTCTACCGTCAACATACCACCTACGAAAAAGGTCATGACCCTTTTCTTCAAATCTTAGAAGTCTCAAAACCTCTTCAAACTCCTCTCTAATTTTTCTTTTGATTCTGTCTGGATATGGAAGGTTATCTAAAACAATTTGGACTGAAATATCGCTTTCATTAGATACGATACCTTCGTTAACGATGTCTTCAATCGCAGTATCACATTCTGCTTGTTGTGCTATATCACGATATCGTCTAATTAAGTCAATGTCAGCTCTATCCCGACCATCTGTGTCAAGAACAGAACTATAAAAACCACCGCCTGGTATTTCAAGGGTGCCATCATCAGAGGAAGGACTTGTAAAAGATACAATGTCCTCCTCCTCTTTTTTCCTACTGATTTTGAATCCAAAAAGTTCAGCCATAATAACTCCTACTAATTCTTATATTTAGTAGGTTAAGAATTAGAAGTTTACGCCAGAAGCCTCAAAGTGCTGATATCTCCAAGTAACTTCAAACTCTTCAATCGCATCAGCCGTATCAGATGTTAAGTCGATCTGTGCGACAGTCGTTGGCCATGCACTTCTGAAAATGTATGTTTTAAGAATCGTATCATCTCTATCTAACTGTTCAACCTGTAAATCAGTTTGATAGTCTGCGAGAGCACTTGTTCCTGTCCCATCGGCAAGATCGTTGATACCATTCATCCACAGTTCCATCGCATTCCGAATCATGAAATCCGTATCATTCAAGAAAGTAGTAGACCAAGTGTCCTCAAAGGTTCTATCACCGGCGATATAAATCTGTCTACCCCTAAACGGAACTGTGATTTCACCTAAAGTTTGTGCTGGAAGATTAGATGCTCTCACAAGAAATGATGCTCTACGAACATCTAACCCAATAGCAATTCCCGCTGGTGGTGTGATGGTAACTCTGAATTGGTTTGCCCGAGCTCCCCCACCAAGTAAATTTGCTTTAAAATCATCTATTGCTGCCATGTGAAGTTACTCCTTAAAATTGTCCTACGAC